GGGAGAGCGGTTGGCATATTAGCAATGGTGGGAATGAGATTGATGATGGGAAAAATTTTCACAGCCCCAATTCTGGTGTCGCCGGCCTGAGGGTCGGTGGCTAACCAGTCATGGGGGTGTAGATAGGGAATAGTGAAGGAGAGGGAATCCTGATTACTCGCACTGATGGTCATAAAATTGAAACCGGAAAGAATTCTAAGGTCGGTTAGACCAATAGCGTAGGGGGCGCTGATGACTGGAAGCCATGAAACGCCGAGCACGCCTTGGTGGAACTGGGTGGAATTGATTCTGATCTCAATATTAACTTTGGCACGGTAGTACCGAAAGTTTTTAATAGCATTTTGGACAGTGGGAATGGACAGGAGCAACTCTGGAAAATTGAGCGTGGTGCCAGTGAAGGCAGGACTCCAGCTAAAGGCAGCTACTTGATACTTTCGGGTGAGAATACCAGTGGGTGTTTGGTCCGGATTCGCGACGGAGATCTGTCGATCTTGTGACGAAGGCGGCCCTGCATCTGCGATGAGCGTGGAGGTTGTTTCTTGAAACTTGGTAAGTCCTTCTTCAGAAACGGTAAGAGGGACAATTGAACTCGTGATGGGTTCATTTTGGATTATGGTGTTAGTTGATTGGGCGGTGCGTTTTACGCATTACCGGGGTGAGCACCACGACCCGGAAGCGAGGTTGATCGTTTAATACAACAAGCAGATTCAGAGACTGATCAGGTCTCCTATTGAACAATGTTGCTAAATCTTCAATCGGTGGTAGAAGAAAACATGGACTAAACCATGACGTGGCAGTTTATACTCGTGCCCAGGAGGTTGTTGAATTAGGAGGAGGTGGAACATGATAAGTGCCTAGCGCGAGCTTCGGCATATGTTTCAAAGAACTGATAAGTGGGATTCATGATCCGAAGATACTTGTTGAGGTGAGCTTTCTCACGCTCAAAGTCTTCTTCGGACCACAAAGACCACTCACGCAGAGCGTTGTGAACATTTGTGTAGACAGCTTCGTGAAAGTTGTCTGATTTATTAACGTACATAACCATGTGTCGCAAGACCTCCTTATTCAATGGGGCAAACATAAGGCCACCTTCGGGTCGAAAGTAGCGTTGTAAAAAGAGGGTGTCGGTGTAAGGCGCACTGTCGGCCACCACTTTGTTCTTTGTGGAATCGGTGATTTCTAAGTGAAACTTTTCAGCGTAAAACTTCTGGATAATAGGTCCGGAATAAATGGGAAGCATTTTAGCTGATGTAGCTTCGTCAGAGTCGTCACCAAAAACAGTAAGAACATTGTGATGGTCGTAGTCGTCAAAGACGCCGACGGCGTTTGTG